CTTGTGGACGCGCAACTTAGAAAGTTGGGCATGAAATGAGCATCAACACGATACGGGAACAACTGCTTGCGATGCTCGATTGCGTCGGGCTTGGCTGGCCTGTGCAATTTGAAAACGTCGCCTTCGATGTTCCGGCGGATGGAAGGTGGGCGGCGGTCGGATTCTGGCCTAGCGAGCCGGAGACGGTCACGCTTGGCGGCGAAGGTTCGGAGCAGTGCGAAGGCTGGCTTCAAATTGATTTGAACGTCCCGGTCAACACCGGGGAAAAGGAATTGCTCGACGCATACGCGAAAATCAGGGGTTGCTTCCCTCCCGGATACGGGGTGAAATCGTCCGGTGTGGAAACGACGATTGTTTCGTGCGGACGTTCACCCGCCCGCAGGGTCGATCAAAATTACAGGATTTCCGTGACGGTGCGTTTCCGGGCGCGATACAACAAGAACACCTAACACAAAAGAAAGACAAGAACAATGGCTACTGGCGCAAGACATGAACTCTACATCGTGCGAGAAACCGCCTACGGCGGCGCTCCGCAGATTCCCGAATTGCACGCAATCCCGATTACCGGGACCACGCTTGCTTTGACGAAGGACACGTTTCAATCGGCCTTGCTCCGGTCGGACAGGCAAATTCAGGACTTCCGGCACGGAATGCGGCAAGTCGGCGGCGGCATCGACGTTGAAATGAAGGGCACCGACTACGACGATTTGTTGGCGGGCCTCTTTTCGAATGAGTGGGAAGCGGCTACTACTGTTACGCTGCCTGTTGGGGACACGCCGACAATCAACGCGGCGGCAAGCGGCATCGACAGCGGCGGAACCGATTTGCAGGCGGCGGGGTTTGCCGTTGGTGACGAAATTTCCATGACCGGCTGGACCAACGCTGAGAATAACGTCGTCGCCGCGACGATTGCCGAATTCACTACGCCGCAGCTCATGGTTCTGGAAAGTGTGGCGCTTGTGGACGAAACGGCAACTGCCGATATTGTCATAACATCGACGGCGGCGACTTTGAAGCTCGGGGAAAAACGTATTTCGCACACCGTGGTTCGGCAATTCACCGACATTCAGGCGTCGGATGATTTCGTGTTTCACGGTGTGGAAATGAACACGTTTGATTTGACGGTTTCGGCGAATGCCATTGTTACGGCATCTTTCGGCGCAATCGGCAAGAACCAATCATTCATCCCCGATTACGTTGACGGCGGGACGGTTATTCCGGCAACCGCTTCGTCGGTCATGGACGCGTTCACCGGGCAACTCTCCGAAGGCGGGCAACCCATCGCCACGGTAACGGAAATCACCCTGAACATCGACAACGGAATGGAGGTTCGGCCCGTGATCGGTTCTGATTCCACGCTTCGGCCCGGTCAAGCCCGGTTCAATGCAACGGGACAAATCACCGCATACTTCGAAGACGTGTCTCTTTTGAAGAAGTTTTTGGACGAAACCGACACTTCGCTTTTGTTCGAGATTCGTGGGCGCGACGGGCGAAGCTACACGTTCGATCTTCCGCGAATCTCGTTTTCCGGCGGTCAGCCCGACGTTCCCGACGAAGGCGACGTTATGCTGACAATGCCGTTCCAAGCCTTGCTTGAAACGACAAAAGGAACAAACCTGACCATCATCCGCGCGTAAAAGCGCAAAGCAACAATCGACCCGAAACAATGGAAAAGAAACACTCAATTAACGACGCGTTCACCCGACCCCTTGCAGAGCAGGGGGTTGAAGTCGAGGTTGTCGCCCCGGACGGCGAAACCGTGCTAGGTTCGATTACCGTCCGGGGCGCGGATTCGGACGCATTCCAGACCGCGCTTTGGCGCAAGCAGAGGGAAAACGCCCGGATTCTGGCCTTGCCGGAGCATGAGCGGGACAAGGCGCGCAAGGACGCCGAACGGGAACTTATTGCCGCCCTTGTCGCCGGGTGGACGTTCAAAGAAACATGCACGCCGGAGAATATCAAAAAGCTCTTTGCAAATGCTCCATACGTTCTTGACCTTGTGGACCAGACAGCGGGAAAGCGCGGGCTTTTCTGGACGAAGCCGCGCGAATAGAATTGCTCGACTACGCCAAGGCCGAATTCCATTTGATGGATAGGCCAGCGGGAAGCAAGACCAGTTATTACGACCATTACAAACAAATCGAAAAGACCACCGGGAAAAAGCATGAAAAACTGAAAGCCTCCGAATCCACGCCGCGATTGTTCTACCTGTGGCAAGCATATTTGGAAGTGATGGGCACCGCCCCGCTTACGTTCTCCGAATTGCTTGCATGGCAGCAACTCACTGCGAAACAACTCACATCGCTTGAAAACAAGCTTCTCTTACAACTCGACCGCTTGAACAAATGGAAGATGTCTCAACACTGAGAATTAAGGTTCTCTCCGAACAAGTCGCGCTTGCGGAAAAACGGCTTGCGGGTTTGGAGGCTGGAAGCTTGCGTGCCGAAAGGGCAACAAGCACACTCACGAAAAGCAACGTGCGGCTTTCCGGCGTGCTCAAAGGTCTTGCGGTTGCCGGAGTCGGCGCGGTTGCGCTTGCGACTACGAAGGCAACGCGGGAATGGCTGAAGTACGACAAGGCGGCGAAAGAGGTTTATTCCATCACTTCGCAATCCCGCGCCGAATTCCAGAAAATGCGCAAGGACGTTTTGAACCTTGCGACGGCTTTGGGCATCGACGCGACCGACGCGGCCAAGGGACTTTATCAGGCGATTTCGGCGGGCGTGGCGCAATCCGATTCGCTTGCCTTTCTTGAGGTTGCGGGCAAGGCGGGCATTGCCGGGGTTGCCAGTCTCGAAACGTCGGTGGACGGTCTGACGAATGTTATCAATGCTTTTCACTTGGAAGCGTCGCAAGCCGAGGAAGTCGCCGACGTGATGTTCACAACGGTGCGCGAAGGCAAGACGACCTTTTCGGAGCTTGCGCAATCCATATCCAAGGCTTCGGTCCCGGTTGCGGCGGCGGGCGGAACATATCAAGAGCTGTTCGCGGCGGTTGTCGCATTGACCAAGCAAGGCGTGCCGACATCGGAAGCCATGACGCAAATAGCGTCTTCTGTAAAGGCAATGATAAACCCGACTGCTACGATGGCCAAGGTTTATCAGGATTTGAATGTCGAGTCGGGAACAATGCTTATCCAACAGCGCGGGCTTGTCGGCGCAATGCAGGCGGTATATAACGCGGTTGACGGCAATCAAGCAATGCTTTTCAAAGCGACGCGCCGCATCGAAGCTTTCAACGCAATTCTCGGTGTATCGGGTCGAAACGCGGAAACGGCGGCGGCGGCGCAAGAGTCGCTTGCCGATTCGTCGGGTTCGGTTGCGGAGGCGGCGGCGAAGAATGCGCAAACTTTGGAGAATTCCGTAACCTCCCTGAAAAACGCCGCAACCTTGCTTGTGGAAACCATGGAGGGTTCCTTTGGGGTGATTCGGGAATTTGGAAACTTGCTCAGGGAAGCGGCGGATTTGATGCAGATGGTTGCGAACACCGGAAGCATCTTGCCGCAAGCAATCCCGGCGGGGCAGTCTGCCGAGGAATTGAAGGCGCAACTTGCGGTCATGCGGGACTTGCGCCGGGAAATCGGGCAAGGTTCCGGCCCGTTCCTTGGCATGGATCAAGCGGGTTCGGTTCTGAATATGACCGGGACGTTCACAGTTGACCGGGTGGAAGCCGAAAAGCTTTTGAACAAGGTTATTGCGGATCGGATCAAAGCCTATCAGTCCATCAACAAGGAACGAAAGACGACGGTTGAAATCGCCACAGAAGACGCGGCTTTCGCAAGGGAGCAAGCGGCTTTCGATGAGAAGGCGCTCATGTACGCCGAACAGGAAAAGCTGATTGCGGAGCAAGAGAAGGCGGCGGCGATTGAAAAGGGACAGGCGGACATCGCGGCGCAAGAGGCGCTTGCCACGGGCGGCGGCGCGGGCGGCGGTGCGGGTGGAGGTGGCGGCGCTTCCGGGCTTGCCAGCGCGTTGTCGTTGCCGGGAATCGACGATCCTTTCGGCGCTCAGTCCGAACTTGACCGCTTGGCGGAACAAGAGGCGATGGTGCGGGAATCATACCAGCGGCGGCGGGAGGCTATACTATCGGAAACTGCGTTGACGGTCGAGCAACGAAACGCATTGCTCGCCGACGCCGACGCGCAATATCTCGACATCATGGCCAAGGCCGACGTGGAACGGCGCTCAATCACCCTGCAATCGACCGAAAAGCTTTT